AGGTATGGGGCGTGGATTCAGCCATTGGGGTTGATCTTGCTGTCTGATGCCCTGACCAGCGATGAGAAAGCCTGTGTTCTGGCGCATGAGAGAAAACACGCCGAGTGCTGGAACCATGAGGCTTGGGCGCGGTATAAAATTAATTGTGGTGAATAATGTCAACTGACGAAATCGCAGGAACAGCAGTCGCAGTTGAGCCTGATCCGCGCATTGCGGAGTTGCTGGGCTGCATTGCGCAATACGACCGCGATTTTTTGAAATGGACACAACGATCCAAAAAAGTTGAGCAGAAATATCGCGGCGGTCACGATACAGCACAAGACGGTGGCAAGTCTGTCAAGTTCAACATCCTCTGGTCAAACGTGCAGACGCTGGTTCCGGCCACGTTCAGTAAGACGCCAGAGCCAGATGTATCTCGCCGGTTCCGTGACAACGATCCGGTTGGCCGAGTTGCTGCGTTGATTCTTGAGCGGGCGCTTGAGTACGAGGTGGAGCAGTATCCAGACTATTCCGCATCCATGCGCCAATGTGTGTTTGACAGATTCCTTCCTGGACGCGGAGTAGCGTGGGTTCGATATGAGCCGCATTTTAGGGCCGCGCAGTCTGAAATGCCCACCGATGGCATTGAAGTCAGCGAGGATATAGACGAACCGGGCGAGGAGTTGGATTACGAATGCTCACCCGTTGATTACGTCCACTGGGAGGACTTCGGACACTCTGTCGCTCGTACATGGGAGGAAGTAACCCGCGTATGGCGCGTTGTCTATATGTACGAGGATGCCGTCAAGGAGCGTTTTGGCGAGGAATGGGCCAAGAAAATCCCTTACGACGCGTCGCCTGATGACCGGAACAAATATCGCGGCGGCGACACTTCGCCAAAACAGGCGAAGATTTACGAGATTTGGGATAAGCAGAACAAGACCGCGATTTGGATTTCAAAATCACTGAACGAAATTATTGACGAGCGCGACGACCCGCTTGGGCTGGCGGATTTTTGGCCGTGCCCCAAGCCTTTGTACGCGACGATCACGAACAACAGTCTTATCCCCGTCCCCGACTATAAGCTGTATGAGGAGCAGGCGATTGAACTGGATGTGCTGTCGGATCGCATTGACGGACTGATAAAGGCTTTGCAACTGAAGGGCGTCTATGATTCCTCAATACCAGAGCTTGCCCGCCTGTTCACGGAAGGTTCTAACCTTGACATGGTTCCGGTCAAGAACTGGTCAGCGTTCGCGGAGAAAAATGGTCTGGCTGGTGCGATTGACCTTGTTGATTTGGAGCCTTTTGCAGCGGCGCTGAAGCAAGCCTACTTGGCGATGTCTCAGGTCAAGGAATACATCTACGAGATTACTGGCATATCTGACATCGTTCGTGGGCAGACCAATGCAAACGAAACGCTTGGCGCACAGCAAATAAAGCAGAACTTTGTTGGCCTGCGTCTAAAGGACATGCAGGGTGCGGTGGCAAAGTTTGCTGCCGAGGCGCTGTGCATCAAGGGCCAGGTCATTTGCGCAAAGTATTCGCCGGACACCATCCGTAAGATTAGCGCGGCAGACCAGCTATCCGAGGCTGACCAACAGTACGTCGATCAAGCCATCATGCTGCTGGTTGGGCAAGATCGTTACATTGACCCGGAAGCCAAGCAAGGCCCGAATCCGACGCGCAATTTCCGCATTGAAGTCAAATCCGATTCGCTCGTGCAGATGGACGAGCAAGCGGAAAAAGAGAGCCGCATGGAGTTTCTGAAAGCGACTGGGGCCTTTATGAAAGAGGCGCTTCCGGTCATTCAGGCATCCCGCGAAGCTGCGCCTTTAGTCATTAGTATGCTCAAATTTGGCGTCACTGGATTTAAGGTTGGCCGCACGATTGAGGGCGAGTTTGATGCGGCGCTTGATCAGATGAAGCAGGCCGCTATGCAGCCGCAGCAGCCCAAGCCCGATCCGGAGATGGAACGAGTTATGGCCGACAAAGAGGCGGCACAGGCCCGCATTGCCGCTGATGCCAAGATTCAGCAACAGAAGGAGGCCCGCGAGCAACGCGAGGCAGACCGCCAGTTCATGCTTGACCAGCAAACCGCCTTCATGGAAAGGCAGGCCGCTGTTCAGGAGTCAAGAGACAAGGCAATGGAAGCAAGATTTGAAGCGTTGTTGAAAGCCCGCACAGCAGTTGAGATTGCGGAAATATCTGCTGATGCCACCATCAGCGCATCGCAGGAAACCGCCGCTCGTGCGGCAACTCAATAGGAGAACGAAATGGCAAGAGTACGTGATGCAATGGGCGCAGGAACCCCGTCTGGTCAGGCGGTTGCTTTGGTCAATACCTCTGGGCAGGTGACTGGAACTGGAACCGGATCGCAAGGCGCTGGAGTCATCCTGTCTTACGCCAACAACGATCTGGTGACGGCATCCAGCCTCGATACTTTTGTGCTGCCCACGGTAGCGCAAGGTTCGGCAGTTGGTGACGTGATCTATGCTACGGTGGAAACCTCAACCTCCGGCGTAATCTACCCCGGCGGATCGGAAACCATTGTCGGCTCGACCTCCGCCAAAACCGTGGCCCAGCACAAGACTGCGATTTTCGTGCGCTCAAGCTCGACCAACTGGGGTTACTTCGTCACCGCATAATGGCTGAAGTGCGCTCATCTGCCGGAGTCCCAGCCGCCGCCGCTTTCGGCGGCTTGGGTGCGCCATCCCCCGGAACGCCCATTGTGGTCAACACCGCAACGGGTGATCTGTACGTTCTCATCAATGGGGGCGTGACTCTGGCTGGCAAGGCGGCGATTGTGACCTCAGTTTCCACGACAAATGCGACGACGACAACGATTGCCACGGTCACATTGTCATCGTCAACAACGACGATGATTGAATCCAACGTGATCGCACGCAGAACTGGCGGATCATCCGGCACGGCGGAGGATGGCGCGGGCTATATCGTGGTTGGCTGTTATAAGAATGCGGCTGGAACGGTGTCAGAGATTGGAGAGTCAAGCCTTTTTTCTGCCGAGGATCAACCGGCTTGGTCTTGCACGATGACTCCGAGCGGATCGACAGTTCTCATTCAGGTCACAGGCGCTGCCAACAACAACATTGACTGGTCTTGCACATATCGGGTCTATACGGTGTCCTGATGGCGGAGAACAGGCAAATTCAAAACTCAACAACCACGCGAAGGAATGTTCGCGTGCTAGAGAGTGTCACGACGACCAACGCAACGCCAACCGTAGCCTATTCTGTGCCATTGGCACAGCAAAGGGCGAGCTTCATACAGGCCAAGTGCATTGCAGTGAAGTCGGATTTCAGCGCGGCCCAGGCTATCGACATACAAGCCGGGTTTCGCAGGGCAAGCGGCGGAAATGTGATTAAGGCAACGCCTGCCAACAACAAGGGTTTCGAGGTAAGCAATGGTGATTTTTCTGGCATTCCGCCGTCTATAGACCTCGTTGCCAACACTGGATCGCAAACGATAGACGTTCAAATAACAGGAAAAGTGGCGACGACAATCAACTGGTACATAGAACTTTTATCGGTGCAGAATTTAGCATGACATCCATCGTAAACGGCGTGATAACAAACCTGACTGGTGTTCCTGAAGATACCGATGACGCGGCATTGGTTGCGTCGAATGGGTCTGGCGCTCCAGGATCGACGCCGGGATACATCGGGCAGTTCTATGTTGACACGAATGCCCCGGCTCTTTACTGCGCAAAGGGAACGTCGTCAGCCGCAGATTGGTTCCTAGTATGAGCAGAAAACGCTGGTACTACATCGACGGCGAGGCCATTCCGGAAGAGCAATACGAGTCGGAACCGCAGGTTGATTACCACGTCATGCCGGACATCCAGCCCTACCAAAGCATGGTTGATGGGACTATGATCGGCTCGCGTGCGCAGCACAGGGAACACTTGAGGAGGCATGGGTTGAAGGAAATCGGCAACGAGATGAAATACCTACAGCCGAAAGCCAATCTCAAAGGCACCGGCCAGAAAGAGGCTTTGATCCATGCGGTGCAGCGAGCAAAAGAGCAGTACGGCAGCAGGCACGTTGAGCGGCAAATATCGGAAGCGTTGAACCGCGCCAGCGAGATGAAGCACAGACGGTAACTTAACCCGCGACCACCGGGATGGTGGACGCAACATCGGATAACTCCGGTGTCCCATTGACGGAGCTTGACATGGAAAACGAAGAGCAGCAGGCTACCCTCGCTGATACGTTGCGCGAAAGCATTGCCACGGTGACGGCGGCAGAACCAGCGCCGACTGTCGTACCTGAAACGCTGCCCGCAGAAGCCGCCCCAGCGGAACCCAAGCCCGGACGCACCGCAGGCCGCGCCCGCGCAGAGGACGGCAAGCTCCTGCCCGGCAAGCCCGTCAAGCCCGAAATCGCAGCCGAGTTGCCAAAGCCGGAGGCGGTTACTCCATCGCCCGCTGAGGCCCAACCGGCGACTCCGGCTGCGACCCCGATACCGCGCCCTTCAAGCTGGAAGAAGGAGATGTGGCCGATCTGGGAAAAGATGAATACCGGCGAGGCACTGACGCCTCAGGAAGCGCGTCAGGTGGCCGAATACAACGCCCAGCGCGAGACACAGTTCGCCACTGGCGTCAGCACCTACAAGCAGATCGCGGACTCAGCCAGGCCCGTCATGGACGCCATAGCGCCGTTCCAAGCCGACATCAAAGGCACTGGGATGGAAACGGGGCAATTCGTCCATACCGTGCTGTCCCAGTACAAGCAACTGGCTCATGGCTCGCCGCAGCAAAAGCTCGCGGTCGCCCACAACCTGCTGCGCGAGTGTGGCGTGCCGATCCAGGCGCTCTACGACCAGAACGCCCAGCAGCAATATCTTTCAACCCCTCATGCTCCGCAGCAGGCACCACAGCCGCAAGCGACGGAGCCTGAAGAGGTTCGCTTTGAAAAGTATCTAGCCGCCAGAGAGGTCAAACAGACCGTCGAATCTATGGCGAACGATCCTGAGAAGTACCCGTTTTTCCACTACGTTAGTAGCGACATGGCTCAACTACTTGACTCCTTGGAAGCGACTGACCTTAGCGACGCCTACGAAAAGGCGCTTGAACTTCCGCAGCACGCAATGCTCAAGGGGTCGCAGCAACCAGCCGCAGCCCCGGTCAGCACACAGCCTGCCGCGAACCCTCAAGCCATTGCTCGTGCGGCACGCGCCAGTGCGGTATCCCCACGGTCGGCAACACCGGCTAGTGCAGGGGCACCAGACACAGGCAAAAAAGGTGTGGGCGACGCCCTACGCGCTGCAATCGCGCAGCACGCAGGCGGCTCACGAGTTTAATTCCGAATAGGAGATTGCTATGGCATTCGCAAACTCCGTCGTCACCGATATCATTGCGACCACAATCCAAAGTCGCACTCGGGCACTGGCGGACAATTTTTCGAACAACAACGCTCTCGTCCAGCGATTGGACAAGCGGGGTAACGTCAAGCCGTTCAGCGGCGGAAACGTCATCATGCAGGAAATCGCATACAACGACTCGAACACCGCCAACGTCAATTCGTATAGCGGCTTTGAGCTTATCAACATTCAACAAAACTCGCCTATCAGCGGTGCGCAGTTCAGCATCGCGCAATACGCTGCTGCCGTCACGATGTCCGGCCTCGAAATGCTGCAAAACAGCGGCGAAGAAGCCTTCATCGACCTGATGGAAGGGCGCATGGAAGTGGCTGAAGGGCAACTGCTCAACCGTATCGGTTCCGACATCTATGGTGACGGCACTGGCAACGGCGGCAAGAACCTGACCGGCCTCGGCGCTGCGGTTCCTGACACTGCTACGTCAGGCACCTACGGCGGCATCAGCCGTTCGTCCTTCTCCTTCTGGCAATCCAAGTCCTACTCGGGCGTGACCAATGGCGGCGCTGCTGTATCGGCTGCCAACATCATTCCCTACATGACAGCTCTGGCGATCCAGTTGGTGCGCGGTTCGGACAAGACTGACCTGATCGTGGCCGACAACAACTACTACCAGTTCTACGTGAATGCGCTGCAAGCAATTCAGCGCGTGAACAGCGACGGTGGTGGCGATGCTGGTTCCGGGTTTGCGTCCCTGAAGTTCTACGGCGGCGGCATGGCTGCTGACGTGGTGCTGGATGGCGGCGTCTATACGGGCGGCGACAGCGTTGGAAGCTGGACGGGTGCAACGGCGAACCACATGTGGTTCCTCGACACCAAGTACATCTTCATGCGTCCTCACAAAGATCGCAACTTTGTGCCGATTGGCGGCGAACGGCAAGCCGTAAACCAAGACGCTGTGGTGAAGCTGATTGGATGGGCGGGGAATCTGACCACCTCCAATTCGTTCCTCCAAGGCGTTCTGAAGGCATAGGAGAGAAAACATGGCCTATACCATATCTGATCCCCAAAGCGGGTACTTGGCCCTGAATCAGACTGATTCGGGTTTCGTGCCTCCCAACAACTTCAACACGGGCAGCACCACTGCCGTTCCGAGTCTGCCGTCCAAGGCCGGGATGATTGTGAATGCGACCGACCCGACCTACGGCGGTGGTGAGTTCATCCTGCTGAAAGGCGTGGCAAGCACCGCAGTTGGTTCGGTTGTGACTTACAACCTGTCCGACTACACCACGACCTTGATCGCCTCTGCTGCTGTGACCGTTCCCATGCCGATTGCGGTGGCGATGTCTGCCAATGCCGCGACTACGACCTGGGGCTGGTATCAGATCAGCGGTGTGGCGATTGCCACCAAGGGTGCCGTAGTTGTTGCGACCGGAAACGCGGTTGCAGTCGCTACAGGCGGCCTGGTGGTTGCTGCCGCTACCGGCGCGAACGTTGTTCAGGGTGCTCAGTACGCGGCTGGCGGCTCCACCGCTGCCACGACTGTCGCTGTCCTGATCAACCGTCCGCATCTCGAGGACGTGCTGGCGTAACCAAGGACTCCCCGGCTCGAAAGGGTCGGGGATTTCACATGCTTGATTTAGAAATAAACGACGATTCGCTGAGATACCAAAACCCAGAAGCCAAGGGTGAGTTACGCATCCCATTTTCCTTTGTGGGTACGGTGTCTTTTGAGCAGGCAGAGGCGAATGTCAAAGCCAATATGAAGCATCCGTTTTGGCTGAATGTTGTACCTGAACATGACGGCGTGGCAGTCCTTTGTGGGAACGCTCCAAGCCTTAGTGACACGCTGGATGAAATACGACAGTTGGGAGGAACAATATTCGCTGGCAATGATGCTGCGAACCTTCTCATCGAGAATGGCGTGGATGTTGATTACCAAGTCATGCTTGACCCGCACTATCGGGCGGTGAATGAACTGGCCGACGCGAAGAATCACCTGTTTGCGTCCGCCGTTGATCCTGTTTTGTTCAACATGAAGCCAGATGCCGTGCTATGGCACACGCATTCCGAGGATCGCTGGATAGACAAGTTGATCCCGAAAGACCATCCACCATTTACTTATATTGGCGGCTCGTGTTCGGTGTCTGTGTACGCCATGAGCATCGCCTATACCTTGGGGTTCCGTGAAATCCACATGTTCGGAGTGGATTCCTCCTATAAGGGAGGGCAGACGCACGCCAAGGGCGCAATCACGGACGAACTTGGTGTTATCAATGTCAAGGTGAAAGTTGGTGATTCGGTGTTTGAGACAAACACTGGGTTAAAAGAACAGGCGCGGCACATTGTGCAAATGATCGACTTGTTTGAAAAGAACAACTGTAAGGTGTATGTCCACGGCAGCGGATTGCTGCCATCTCTAATCCCTTTGACCACTTGAAGGAATTTCCATGCTTGCATCAGACTTTAACAACCCCGATTTCCTCGGAGCCAAAAACCCCGATAGCGGCCTTTTCGTTGAGTTCTTCTGGGAAGAACCCGTTGACGCATGGGCGTCAAGAGAGGCCAGCATCAAGGAGCAGCGCAACGTCAAGATCAAGCTGCCAAAGCAGGCATTCGTTCGCATCATGGTGCCTGGGGATAAGACCTCTGAAATCACGCAAGCGGTCGAGGAACACCACAAGCGCCGCTTTCCGCAGCAGTGGATGGCGTGGCAGATCAGCGAAGGATTGCTTGGGAATGACGGTGACGTTCCGGGTTGGAAGCTGGTCGAGTGGGATGAATTGTCTGAGGATCAGGTGCGCGAGTTGACCTACATGCGGTTTTCGACGGTTGAGCAGCTTGCAGGCGCTTCAGACAAGCAGATTCAGGGCATCGGCATGGGCGGCGTGAACCTGCGCGAGAAGGCAAAGATTGCGCTGCGCAATCGCATGGGCGCTGAAACGAAAGCCGAGCTTGAGCGTCGTGACGCCGAGAACGAAGCCCTGAAAGATCGCCTAGCCAAACTGGAGGCGCTTCTGCTCGGCGGCGGCGGTGCGCTCATCACTCAACCGGCTGGTGAACCTATGTCCGTGGAGCCATTGCCCGAGCCAACAATGATGGAGCAAAAGCGCGGCCCCGGACGCCCTCCAAAGGAGCGTGAGGCAAACGTATGAGCCACCCTGTTATCACTGACGACTTGGTAATCAAAGGGCCGACGCGGGCTATCGTCTGCTTCGGCCCAGCAACTCCGCTATCGGGCTTCAAGGCTGGCGAGTACTACCAAGTGGTGATTGACCCGGCAATGGCATCGCCTGATGGAGAGTACATCCGGTTCGACCAGCGCCGTGACGACAACGAAATACACGGCTGGCAGCGGTGCGCTGCCATAACCGTCTGCTCCGTGTTGCAGGAAATCAGCATTGACCCCAATGGCGAAACCGTAGTGATGCGGGCCATAGTGAAGGAATAAAGGAGCAACATCGTGTCAATGACATACCTACAGATCATTCAGCAAGCCGTGGGCGAGATGGGTAGCGGGGCAATCCCTACGTCCATCGCCGGGAACCAGAATCAGGACACGGTGCAGCAAAGCTACCTGCTGAATGGCCTGGGTATGGCGCTGATGCGGGACTTCATCTGGCAGGGGCTGGTGGGGCAGTACATCGTCACGGTGAGCTACACGACGCTGGTTGGCGATGTTGTGAGTGGGTCAACCACCATCACACTGAGCAGCACGGCCACAATAGACGACACCTACGGCGTGTCCGGCACCGGCATCAATCAGGCGTGCTACATCAACTCTATCGACAGCGGCACAACGGGAACCCTTTCGCAGCCAGCTACGTCCACGGCAACTGGGGCGACCTATACATTCACAAAGGTCAAGTATGCCTTACCGTCCGGGTTTGATCGCCTGCTTGACCGCACGCACTGGGACAAGACGAAGCACTGGGAGATGCTCGGGCCTGAGACTGCCCAGCAATGGGAATGGCTCATCAGCGGCTACATCTCCACAGGCCCGCGTATCCGCTGGCGCATATTCGACGGCTATTTCCAGATATGGCCCTTTGTTGCCTCGTCTGAAGTGCTAGGGTATGAGTACTTGAAAAATACGTGGGCAACATCGGCTGCTGGGGTTGGGAAGTCCAGCATGACCGTTGACACCGATACCTGTATCTTCCCAGATCGGCTGATGGTGGTCGGGCTGATGCACAAATATTTCCAGGTGAAAGGCTTCGGGGATGTGTACTTGGCCGATTACCAAAGGCAGCTTGATATTGCGTTCGGCAACGATCAGGGATCGCAGACTTTGAGTTTTGCGCCGAGGACGAGCGGAATCCTTATCACGCAGGCCAACGTTGCGGATAGCGGGTACGGCCAATAATGCTCGCCCGTCGCCGCCCCCAACAGCCCATGCGTGGCCGCTCCACGGCCTTGACCATTCCGGCCCCTACGCTCGGATGGAATGCGCGAGATGCCTTGGCGAACATGGCCCCACAGGATGCCGTGTCAATGGAGAACATGTTCCCATCGACAACCGCAGTCGTGTTCCGCCTTGGCTACACGCAGTTCTTCTACGGCTTCAGCGGGCAGGCCGAAACGCTGATGCAGTATTCCAGCGGGACATCGGATCAGTTCTTTGTCATCGCCGGGGGCAGCATCTATGACGCAACCGCTGGTGGCGCTTCAGGTGCTGCCGACGTAACGGGCCTGACCAACTCCCGCTGGCAGTACGTGAACAACACAACCGCTGGCGGCAGCTATATTCAGGCGGTCAACGGCGCGGACAAGATGCGCTTTTATGACGGCTCAACCTGGCACGCAGACGGAGATGGCGGCGCATACGACATTACCGGCGTGGACAGTGCTGACTGCATTGGCATCTTCATGTCGCATAACCGGGTATGGCTGGTCGAGAAAGACACCCTCAAAGCGTGGTATCTGGCCGCTGGTGCGATTGGCGGAACTGCCAACGCGCTTGACCTATCCTCGATTGCCGAGCATGGCGGTTATATCATGGCGGGGCTGTCATGGACGGGGGATACCGGATACGGGATGGATGACATGACCCTGTTTATGACCTCAAACGGCGAGGTAATTGTCTATAAAGGGACAGACCCATCCAGTGCCACAACATGGGCGCTAGTGGGCGTTTTCTGGATAGGCTCGCCGGTTGGCCGTCGATGCCTCCTGAAGTACGGTGGCGACGTGCTGGCAATATGCCAGGACGGCGTGGTTCCGTTGTCCACCATCGTCAACTCAGTGCGTGGCAACAACAAGACCGCGTTTTCCAACAAAATACAGAACGCCATCTCCGTCGCCATCAGCGTATATGGGGCCAACTTCGGCTGGCAACTCATGCAGTTCCCGAGGGAGAACCAGCTTTACCTGAACGTGCCTGTGCAGGAAGGCCAGTCGCAGCAGCAATTTGTCATGTCAACTATCCCGCGTGGCAAGGGCGAGTGGGCATGGTGCAACTTCACCGGCTGGAATGCCAACTGCTTTGAGCTTTGGCAAGATGACCTGTATTTCGGTGGGGATGGCTTTGTCGGCCTAGCCTGGAACGGTTACGACGACGACGGGCAGAACATCAATTACAACACCTTGCAGGCGTTCAACGACTGCGGGAACGACACCGTTCAAAAACGCATCACGATGATTCGGCCTATCCTTCAGTCTAATGGCAGTCCTTCCATTCTGGCTGGCGTCAATGTCGATTTTGATGAGTCTGACCCGACTTCTCCCCTGTCCTTCGCGGGGCAAACCTATGCCGTCTGGAATGTGGCGCTCTGGGATACGGGGCTGTGGGGCAGCGACCTGTCGGTACTCAAGAACTGGCAGGGCTGCACCGGGATTGGGTACTGGGTTGCGCCTCGGCTGAAGGCCGCGCAGATGGGGATTGCGACGCAGTGGATAAACAGCACGCTGGTCTTTGAGGGCGGAGGCATAATTTGAGCCTCGTTGTCGGCAAAGGCGTGGTCGAATGGATCGCCTCCCGCACCGGGGAATTTAACTGCTTTGGCACGGACGTAGGTATCGGATGGGCAAAACATGGAAAGATCGTCGCGGGGGTGGCTTACGCGAACTGGAACGGGGTGAACGTGGAATGCCATATCGCCTCAGACGGCAGCAGGCGGTGGCTGACGCGGGAATACCTGACGACCATTTTCGACTACCCGTTCAACCAGATCGGGATTCGCCCAGACGGGACGAGGTACGGGGCGAACCGGATAACAGTGGTGGTCGGAGAGGGAAATACAGACTCAAATAGGTTTGTCAAGAACCTTGGATTTGAACTAGAATCAAGGCTAGAAGCAGCTCACCCTACAGGTGATCTTCTGGTGTACCGGATGTTCCGGGACCGATGCAGATTCCTACAGGTGACGCATGAGCAAAAGCTGGCAGCATGAACCCGTCTGGTTCGCCCCGACCCCCAAACTAGGGGGTGGGTGGATAGCCCACAAAGACTCCCCATCTCAGCCTGCCGCCCCAGACTACACCGGGGCAGCACAGGCAACCGCTACCGGCAACCTTGAGGCCGCACGCTCTGCGACGCAAGCCAACCGCGTTGACACCTTCACGCCCTACGGCTCGCTGACCTATGGCCGCGATGACCCGAACTCCCCTGACTCGTGGAACGCTCACGTCAACCTGACGCCATCGGCGCAGCGTGCGCTTGATTCGCAGTTGGCTTTCTCCGAGGACATGGGGAATCTTGGTCGGGAGCAACTCGGGCAGGTTCAGGCGCAAGGTAGCCCAGACCTCTCCAGCGTAGATCAGGTCGCAGACAGGGCGTATTCCAACTACACGAAGCGCCTTGACCCGCAGTGGGAGCAGCGCCAGAAGGCGCAGGAGACGCAGCTTATGAATCAGGGGCTGGCCCCCGGTGGCGAGGCGTACACCAACGCCATGCGCGACTTCAACAACGCCCGCAACGATGCCTATACGCAAGCCAATACTGCCGCCATCGGCACCATGCCGCAGACGTACACGCTCGCCAACGACATTTACAACCAGCCGCTGAACAGGTTCAACGCTTTTCGCTCTGGCACACAGGTACAAAATCCAAACTTCCCCAATTCCCCTCAACAGCAGGCGGCTCCGGGGGCAAACATGCTGGGCGCGGCCCAATCACAGGGGCAGTGGGATCAGGGCATGTATAACTCCGGTGTCGGTCAGGCCAATGCGTTCAATAGTGGCCTGTTCTCCCTAGGCGGGGCAGCACTGGGCGCACCCAAAGGGACATTTTTCTGATGGCTAACAACGTCAGCACGGTTGGCTTCGGGGATTACGCCACAGAGCAGGCGGACATTGAGCGCCGTCGCAAGTACGCGGAAGCCCTGCAAGCGCAGTCTCAGCAACCACTGGAAACGCAGATGGCCGGTGGCTGGGCTATCCCGATCAGCCCTACACAGGGGCTTGCTAAGGCGCTGCAAGCCTACACAGGGCGCAGGGGGTTGGAGAAGGCGACCGAGGAGCAGAAGGCGCTCGGGCAAAAGGCCCGCGACGAGTTCGGCGCATTGGCTGGGCAGATGCCGCAAGCGACAACGAAGGACCTGAACCTCGTCAGCAACGACGACGAGGGCAATGCGATGCCCGCCGCCATGCAGACCACGCAGCCTACCAAACAGCACCTGACGGATTGGGCGCTGAAGGGTGGGGCGAGGGGCAAGCC